CTAGCACCTCGAGGTACAGGCACAGGTCTTCAATCGTCTCGAACTTCATTAGAACCTCCCTTTCCACAATCTAGTAATACCACTTCCCTGTGGGAAAGACAAGTATCTACGGCGTATCGTGGATTGCGGTCAGAATGTCTTCCCTGTTCGCGCTCTGCCCAGCCAGAATCTCTTCGTGCTGTGAATGAGTGACGGTCGCCAAGGAATCAGCGGCGAGGATCTTGGCGGTCTTGGTTGTGAGTTCCGTAGCGACGATTTCCTTGACCATGCCGGATAGATCGTTGACGACCGTCTCTATCCGCTTAGTCGTGCCGTTGGCCTCGTCCATCCGTCTTTCCAGTAGTTTCTGCCCTGCCGCCACTGCGTTCATGGCCGGTTCGAGGGCGGCGACCCTGACTACCAAGGGGAGAACCGCACTGGTCATCCCGGGCTGTTCGGGAATCCCGTCCAATGCTTCGTCCCTGATCCTCTGACGTTCTAACTCCGCTACCCACGCAATCTTGCGCTCGCGCCTGATGGGACGGACGAATACTGCGTACATGCCGGCGATGGCCGAGAGCGTCGTGCCTACGGGTGTTAGTACGTCCCAGGGATTCATCTGCGAGGCTTCTGCCAGCCGATGGTGGCGTACTCAGTCGGGTTGTTCGGATGCTTGGCGGGTGCGTCCTCGAACTTGCTACCGTCCCAGATGAAAATTCGCCAGCCGTTGTTTAGTGCTTCAGCCGCCTCAGCGGGGTTCTTCAATGCCACTACGCAGGCTAGGGCTATCTGGTGAGCGGTCGGCGGGGTCCATGCGGGCTTAGGGGCGGGCTTTAACGCAAGAGATGGACGGGTGCGGTACTCGAAGACCGACGTGTCGTAGGCGTACTGGCCTTTTCTCTCCCCGGTGAACGGTGCTTGGAAGACCTGACCAGGAGAAACATATCCCATCACGTGACCAGGCGCCGCGCCCTGCGCATCACTGCCGGCGATGAACAGAAGGTCACCGGGTTCACTAGCGAGATGGTTTGGAATCTGATGGACGAGGTACTGCGCGAAGGTAGTCCGGGGAAGGTAGACGCCCATCTCTTGATAAGCCCACTCCCAGAGCCCAGAGCAGTCCGTCCCCCCACCGTTCGCGGGCCAGCCTCCAAAGACATATTCACGTCCGGTCAGTTTCCGCGCTTCAACAAGTGCGTTCGCGCCACCGTTCGATTGATTGAAGGTCATCGCCCTAGCGTATTGCGTTGAATCAGTGAAAACAGAGTCGTCGGTCAGGTGATTCATGGATTAGAGCAGCATCACTATTTTCATGGTGGCTGGTGGCGGGGGTCCGGGGCAGTTGGTCCACACTCCATGCCCAGAGAGTTTGTCGCTCGCCCAGATATAGCCGTTTGAATCGACACAGATTCCCGAGAGACTCGACCCCGAGCAGGGGTAGGTGGTGAGCGTCCCGAGGGGGTTTGAAGGATCGCAACTCCAGATGTACCCCCCGGTGCCCCCAGACATCCATAAGAGCGTTCCATCGAAACAGATGTCCGTGAAGTTCGGCGCTCCGCCAATGGCGTAGTGCGTGAGTGTGCCGCCCAGCGTGAATTGGTTGAGGTAACCCGTGAGCGAAGCGGTCCAAATATAGGTACCGTCGAAACAAATACCGTAATGAGTGCCGCCATAAGTCGAGTAGGACGCCAACATCGCCCCGGAGGTGTTGACTTGATAGACCTTGTTGTAAGCGGTATCCGTGAACCAAAGATTGGTTCCGTCAGAGCAAATCCCAGTGCCATGAGCATTCGCGGGAGCATACTGACTGACGACGCCAGCCGTTGTAACCGCAGCCACTGAGTCTGAACTACTCGTCGTGTCTGTTGCTACCCACAAACGACCATCCGGCCCCGCCGTGATTCCAGAGGGCACGCTGTACATGGTCGAAAATGCGTACTGGGTGAGTACCCCGGCGGGGGTTACCTTCCAGACGCTGGCGTAGAAACTGCCAACGAGGTAACTGTCTGAGAACCACACGTTCCCGTCAGGGCCGGTGACCAAGCCACTTGGGTTGCTCCCAGTCCCAGTTCCGAAGAATGCCCCAACTCCACTCGGATTTATTCGATAAACGCCGATAGAGAGCGAATCGCTCGTCGCCCACACGTTCCCGTCAGGGCCGTTAGCCACAGCCTGGAGATACCCACTTAGCGGATAGTTGACGAAACTCACGGCGTCACGTCGAACACGAAGTCAAACGTCAAGTCCCCGGTCCCAGAAGTTGAAGTGGTGACAATCGTTATGTAATCCTGATCCGCCATTTGCAGGTTGCTCGATGTCGGAGAGACGTAGCCAGTGCCGCCGGTTGTCACGCTGACCGAACCCAGTCCGGGTATTCCAGTTCCATTTCGCGTGCATTGGACGGAAATTGTGCCCGCCGAGAGAACCCCGATGACTGAGACGAGTTGAACGGTCTGACCAGGGGGAACAGGGATGTAGAAGCCAGGGAACGTGTAGTTCATTATCGGTCCAAGGATGGCGAAGGTCTTGGGTATCTGAACTGTCCCGGAGTTGCCTGCGCCCCAAAATGAACTGTTCTGGCCGTCGCCCTTGGAGAAAAGGGTTTGATTCGGCAGATTGGTGTTTGGGATATTGGGCAACTCAACTCCTCACGGGATATGGATCGCAGGTAAATGTAGCCGAGTACGAGCCTCCTTCACTGTCGAAATCGAGCTGGATGGACTCTACGACCATGTTGGTGTTTATCCCCCCGCACTGGGCCGGGTCCGTACCTGAAATACTCGCGTTCGGCATGGTGCGGATGAAGTTCACCACGTCGCCCAGTTTCGTCCCGAACAAGGCCGTGTTCGACCCGCCGTTGTTGTTTTGGGTCTGCAACTCTACGGCTTGGACCCTTGGCAGAGGACTTCTGAACAGGTAGCCAAGGTAGTTCGCCGTGGAAAGAGCGAGATTCAGTGTCGGGTGCAAGGTGGAGGATTTGGTCAGGACCGAATAGCCGTAACGTGCTTCGGCAGAAATGTTCTCGTAGGTCTGCATCGTCCCCGCCTGCGGGGTGATCTCCACCATCGGCCAGGTATCCGCGTCGTCCCTGACGACCTGCGTTCCCGGCCCGTAGTAGTTGTAGGTGGAGGTCGAATCGTCGCTCCAGACGTGAGCCCCTGTCGGCGTGTAGGAGGTCGGTCTCCAGGTCCCGGTGTTGGTCGATGCGTTCCACGCCCACGCGCCGTAGAAGTTCTGGTTGAAGAAGTTCATCGTCCCGTCAGGCTTCTGGAAGAAGTTCCCGATGTCGGAATCGGTGATCTCGCCTATCAGGTCCAAGGCTGTGGAAGTCGTTACCGGGGTGTCCCAGTACAGGGGTTCGACGTGGATGAATCCGTTTCCCGATGTTCCATTGACCCAGGCCGGCCCGTTGTTGATGAAGTAGAGATTTGAATTAAGGACTATTGCCCCGTTGGTGATCTTCCCGAAGCCCGCGATGCACAGGACCTCCGCGATTCGGTCCCCTGAGAGAACAGCGCTTTGGACCGGGTTGGTGGGGAGTTGCAACAATGTCCCCGCACGGTACCTGGAGTTGATCTCGTTATTGAGCGTGGAGAGACTGGAACCTCCGGAAATGACGATCTCGTCCACCTGTCCCGCGCACCCCGGTATGAGGGCCGTTCCGGCTGCGCCTATCACGAGGTTCAGAGTCGCCGCGAACGGGCCCGCCGGCGCACCGATGGAGAACGCTGTGCCGTCCACGTAGCCGTGGAGGTTCCCCGAGCCGTCAGACGTTATCCCTACGTGGTGCCAGTACCCGTCGTTCACCTGGACCGTAGAGACGTAGGCGACGTTGTTGGCCGAGACGGCGTAGAAACCCGTTGATGATACGTAGGTCTGCAAGGTATCTACCCCGGAGTTGTAGGACATTGAGTTCGCAAGGAGTGAATTAGCGAGGTTCTGGCCCAGAATCCAGAAGTCGATCCCGTACTTGGATGAGTAGGAGCCGAGCCTGATGTAGCCCGAGCTGTTCTGAGTGGCTATCGCAGTCCCTCCCGTCAGGTCTACGCACCCGTCCGTGTCGTAGATCATCGCGCCGTAGGTGGGGAAGGCTACGGACCCGAGGAAGTTCCCGTTGGCCGAGCCGATCTGGTCGATGAGCCCGGTTTGGTAGGCCGAACCCGTCCCTGATGATGTCCCGGCGTGGTTCCCCGACACGGTGACGCTGAAGCCGGACGCCGTTGGCGTAGCGTTTACAACCGCGTTGTCAAAGTTCAGCGCGTGCCCGCTCAGTATCCCCAGGCCAAGAATGGTGACGTTCTGACCCGTGGAGAAGTTGTTGAACGCCGTGTAGGTGATCGTCGTCGTGTTGGGTCCCGATGAATAGACACCGGTGGCTGCCGTGATGACTGCGGTATTGGTCGAGTCGCACCGGTACCAATTGGTCGCGGAAGTGGATTGGGCGTAGGTCTTCCAGAAGTTGGTCGAGGACATGTACTTTAGGCTCAATTGCTTCAGGAAGTCGCTGGCCTGGATCGTCAAAGTGGAGTTGGAGAAGTCGATGATGTTCTCGGTGATCTGATCTGTTAAGCCGAAGAACGCCGGGTAGGTCGTCCCCGTCCAGGTCAAAGTGACTGCGATGGGGCACCGTGAGTCAAGAACGTACCCCGAACCGTTCACCGAACCGTTGGTGAAGAATCCGTCTCGGTTGTCCACCACCATTGATAACGTCGCGGCTTCCACCCGGTCCAGGTAGTGCTGCTTGCCCGAATTCGTTGTGAAAGACAGCACGTTCGTCCCGTTGCAGATGTTCGTCCAGTAGGAATTACTCGCTCCTGAAGCCGGTAAAGCCTGACCCTGACACGCGAACAGGGCCGTCGAACCTTCGTTCGGGTTGAAGGCGACGTAAACGTCCAACGTAGGTAAAGAGGCGAGGGTCACCATACCCGTTGGGTCCCGGGGTTCTGGGGCTTGGATGCTAAAGGCGTGCGTTTCTGGGCAACGTGGCCGTACAGATTCCCCATTCTGCGAGAGTCCTTCAGAAGTTGGGCCCGCACGAGATAAGCCAACTGTGTTACGGAGAACGTCAGTTCAACCGTGTCATTTATCTCGATATCGTCATTCAGTCCCTCGAAACTCATATCCCGAAGCTGACTTTCTTGATGTGGTTGATGGTGACCTTGGCCTTGTCCTTCTTCTTCGCGGCGGCGATTATCGCTTCATTGCGAGCGTTGTACTTGTTCGGCGTCGGTCTAACGATGCTTCCCGTCAATTGTCCGATGGCTTTCGCCAAGTCGTTGATCGGGTTCAGGTCTCCCCCGGCGGTAAGAACGTTGCCCACCTTCTTGCCGAAGGTCGTCCTAAGTGCCATTGAAGCGGCCTCGAAAGAAACGACACCGGCGGCGAAGATACCTACGGACTTCCCGAGTGACAGTCCCGTAGCCCCGAGTCCAGCGCCACCGAGCACCGCCGCGTCACCCCCGCCACCCTCAGCCGCTATGACGCTGGTGTCGATAGCCGTCTTACTGGTGTTCGCAGCGATATCCGTTAAGAGCCCGGTCTGTACGGTGGACTGCAAAGCCTGGGCGATCTTCAGCCCCAGCGCGGCGGCGACGGTTATTCCGAGGTCGATCTCGAGCGCCTTACGTTCTGCGGGGTGAGTCTCGAGGCTCTGGAGGGCGTTCTCCACGAAGGTCGCGGCGTCAGACAGGTACGGGATTAGTTTCAGGCCGAACTGAGCCGCCGAATTGACGAGATTCGTCTCGATGATGTGAAGCTTGTTGCCGAACTGACTGGAAGCCGTCGTAAAGGCGGTGTTCAGGCTCGCGGAACCCGCGCCCTTGATGTTCTCGGTGACCGTCTTTACGGCGCTGAGGTTCTTCAGGAGCAAGGAACCGGAGATAGACCCGCCCGAGCCGAGGACCGTGTTCAGAAGGACCGAGAGGGGTTCCTTGGTCTGCTGGGCGGTGTCCTTCAGGTAGAGCAATAGCCCTGCGAGGTTTCCCGTACGAACGTCCGAGGCGACCTTGTTGTAACTCAGCCCGAGTTGCTCGATCTTCAGGTACGTCGATGAAAGTCCCTTGGTGAGTTTCCCGTTCGAGTCCGTGACCGTTTGAATCGGCTCGAGGATCTTCCCAAGTCCCGTGGCCAGAGTCGCTATTGACCTTGTAGGCAGTCCGACCTTGGAGAAGATCGACCCGTATTCGATGGCCTGCTTCAGGGTGAATCCGTACTCAGAGAAGGCCGCACCGACCTTCCCTTGGAGCATGGCCGCCTCAGCCGCCATCCCCCCCACGACATTGTGCGAACCCGCCACCAGAAGGCCGGTCGTATTCGCGAGGTCCTTGGTCCCCTTCAGGTGCAGGGCTTCGACGGCGATAAGGGACTGGGTCACCGAGACGACGTTCGTGTTGGTCGCAAGTGCTGCCTTGGCTGCAAGATCCGTGAGTTGGAGCGCCTTGGCACCCTTGATGCCCGCCTGCTCGATGTTGGCTAGTGAGGTCGCCAAATCGGCGGTAGAAGCGCCAGTCTTGTCCGAAATCTGGATGATGGACTGGGTTAAGGCTTTGATGGCCGCGTTGGAGAGTCCCGTGGCGTTCTGGAGCTTGTCCATCGTCTCGGTGAGTTTGAACCCCTCATCGACGGCGAATCCTGCGGCGGCTACCCCTAGACCGAGAACCGCGTCTGCGGCCATGCTGCCGAACTTCGTGAACTTCTGGCCTGCGGTATCAGAACTCGCACCGAGCGCAGTCATCTTGGCCTGGGCGTCGTCCATGCGCGCAGTAAATTCCTGAGTGTTCGCGAGCAAAACAGCTGTAACCGGCGATATAGAGCCGATGCTCATTCGGTCCACGCCTTTTCCCACTCCATCTCAGCCAAGGCTTGGATGTCCTCTTTGGAGTTGCGTAGACCGGTCTCTAGGAACGGTTCCTTGGTCATGAACTTGGTCCCGCGCTCCACGTAGCCGGCGTAGTTGAGGACCGTCCCTACCACCCCCTGCCACGCACTGACCCCGACCTTGGTCACCGGGCCGCCGATGATGGACTTGGACAACGCCCCTGAGCGATTCGTCGGAGTGGGAGGAGTGGCTTGGTAGGGCGGAATGAAGACGTAGTAGGTCTTTCCAGACTTGGCGGTGACTCGTCCGCCGGGGAAGGGTCGAAAGACCTTTCTTGCCTTGGTGGCGACGATCAAACGGCCCTTGGTGACGATGTTTCGCGCCGCTAAAGAGGCGGCTTCCTTCTTGCCCTCTAGTCCGTCTATGAACTCGTTCTTCCCCTCAAGAATTACGCTCATTCACCGCCCGATCTATCTCGTTCAGCCACAATGTTACCTCAGTGGGCTGGTTTAGAAAGTCCTGGTGGGAGCCACCGAAGCGTTTTCGGAAGTCGTACTCGCGGTAGTACGACAGGGCCTCTAGGTCGGCGTTTCCGACGAAGAGTCGGTTGATCCGGCGGCTTCGGCTAAAGGGTCTATCTTCTCATCCGGCCCTTCACTTGAGACGGGTATCCCCGAGTAAGCCGAAAGAGTCTCCTCGTTCAGCGCGTCGTAGAGCGTGCCGAGCAGGTCAGTCGGTGAACCTAATGGCTGTCCGTCGAGCGCGATGGTCATTACCTCCATCACGGCGTCCTCGAATCCTCGGATGTGGGCGAAGTCCTCGTCGGAGAGTTGGTCCATCAACTCGGGTGGGATTGAGAGTTTGTCGCCCTCCTCCTTGCCGTAGCGGGAGAAGACCGCCGCACCCCTGGCTCGGGCGACGGCGATTCTCCGGCTCTGGCCCTCGGTCAATTCGTCCGGTGAGCGCAGTTGCGCGACCTGGCCCGTTGAAAGCGTTACCTCGTTCATAGACCTCCCTTTTCAGGAGAGGATACTAGTTGTACGCGGCAGAGACGGCGTTGATGGTGGTCGTGGAGATGGGCGAAAGCCCCGAGGCGGTGTCGGTGGCGTTCGAGATCGCCTCGAAGTTGGCCTCGACCTCGACGTACGCCTTGCCCTGGGTCCTCTTGGGCTCCATGTACTGGGTCTTGGACATCGTGACGGCCACGGAGTGGTTTACCGTCGCGGTCACGTCGTTGGGGTCCGTGAAGGTGATGACCGTCGCCAACTGGTCCCTGGTAAGAGCCTGAGCGGGTGAAGCGGCGCTCCAGGGGTCGGCCTGGGTCGCCACAATCGCCAGCATCTTGCCGGTGACCTTGATGGGGGCGGCGAAGTTGACGTAGGCGCTCTGTGAACCCTCGGCGAAGAGCGCCGCGGTGTTTCGGGCGATGACCAGTTCACCCGACTGGACGTAGGCGATGGGAGTTGAAGCGATGTTGACGCTCGCGGACCAGCCCGGGATCATCACCTCGGCTGAGGGGTTCGCCACAGTGGCGCCTGTGGGAGCGGCGGTGGTTGAAGCGGCAGGGTTGCCGATGAACTTCGCGGTCGCTTCCACGACGCCATCGGACGAGAACGGAATTGTCAGGGTGTCCAACCGACACCCGGCCAACGTCCAGTAGTTCGCACCGTCGAAGAGCATGATCGAGAACGAGGGAGGCTGTGAACCCGTGGTAGGCGAGTTCAGGAGCTTGATTACGTGCGTGTAGTACGTCGCACCGGTAACGGTATCCGCACCGCCCAATGCCGCCACGAGGAGAAGCGGGAAGGTGTCGGCGTAGATGGAGCACTTGAAGGTGATGTCGTCGCTACGCACACCTTGAACCTGATCGATGGTCATGACCGGGGATCCCGTGAGGGCCTCGTTGGCGAGGAACTTCTGGCCTAGGGCGATGGCCACGTCCTCGGCAACCGGGAGGAACGACCAGCCGGTGGTCGGGGTCGTCGCGTAGGTGGTCTCCTTGACGATGGCGAGATAGCCATTCTTGCTTGCGTAGGCAATTCCCATCAGTTTCCTTCCACAGCCTCTGTAGGCTCGTTTTCGGCGCTTTGCGGCGTATCTGCGACAACCGGCCCACTATCGGCTAGAACTGGCCCAGAATCGGCCACAACGGTTTCAGAATCCCACAGCCCGTCACCTGGGTCGTCGATCTCGTAGAGTTCGCCGGGAATCGGTTCAAGGGTCCGTTGGTAGTTCCCGCCAACGGTGACCTTGACGTAGAACTTGCCCTCGGGGCCGGTGTACTTGAGCGCCATGGGTTAGAAGTTACCTTTCCGCGCCTGAGGTTTCGCGCCCGTCATCGGTAGGCGACCCTACAAACTCGTACCTCGATGTGTGTGATTACCTGCGTGGCTGAAAGTTGAGCGTCCACCTGAGTTGGTAGATACCTAGTGACGGCGATGTCCGGGCCTCCCTGTTGCCCGCCCATCCCCCACGAGAAGACATTCACGGGTTGACCCGTAGCAGTTGTAGGAGAACCGGCGTTCCTCGACTGGTGGATTGCGGAAATTACCCCGGAGACGAACTTCTCATTCTCGTAGCCGACCTTCTGAGAGTCCTCGTCCTGCGACCTGAATATCAGCCGCATGGAGAGTTTGTACTCCATCCACCGTTCTGAAAGAGTGGGACCAGCCAGACCGATCACGTCGTCTGTCGCGTCTCCGAACCACAGGTAGATGAATCCCCCGAAACCAATTCCGGGTCGTTCGTAGAAATCGCCCTCGCTCGTAACCTTCTCGGGGTACAGAAAGACCCTGGACAGATAGGGGATTCCGTTGGGATTTGGAAGATTCGGAGGGCTTGAGAGGACGTTCAGGTACTCGAACACCTGCCCCGAGACGAGGAAGAAGTCGTCCTCGGGGGTTATAGTATCGGACGTACTGGTGAATGTCACGCCCGGCCCCACGTTGCGACGAACTGGTCGAGAAGGTCGTAGGCCATGGCCTCGTCAGCTGAAATGGATTCATTGCGGCTTCCGGTTGCCTCAGCCGACCCGTCACTTGAAATCACGATTCCACCCTGACCACGGGACTTCACCATGCCGATGATGAAGTGCATACAGGCTTGCTGGACTGAGGCGGGAAGGGTCGTGACGTTCACCCCGAACCCGTGGTTGTAGAGCAGGTTCGTAGTGAAAGTCACTACATTCCCCGAGACGGACTGAACGAATACTGTTTCCGTGGCGATTCCGTCCCAGATGGTAGTCTCCATGCCCTGCATAAACCCCGTGGGGTCTACAACGCTCAGAGAGTCACTTCCTGCCGTTCCAGTAGAGAGATTGGTGAAGGAGTTCGGCCATCCTGCCAAATACGTGTAGTTCACGTACACCTTGCCGTCCGTGGAGCGTCCCTGGAACAAAGCTGAAAGATCCCCGACCCCGGCGAATTGAACAGTTCCCGCACCGCCGGCGACCTTCAGGCGGAAGGTGGTCTCTTCGGCCCACATGTGATAACCGTCAACGGGAATCTGCGACCACGCCCCCATCTGGTAGCCCCACTCGGCACCGACGATTCCCAAAAGCCTTGGCTCGCCGGGGCTTACGGTGACGCATCCCTCGCGATTGACGAATGACTGGCCTTGCTTGGTCACCTGAGTGGCATTAAGCGTCCCGGTAGGTCCGCAGGTGTGGTTGTCGATCTTGGCCGAAGCCCTGAGGATCATACGGTAGATGGCTGAATCCTGAGCGGACTGAGAGCCACCTTCAACCAACTGAGTTAAATCAAGGGAGTTTGAGAGAGGGTCGTCCTTGAACGTCTCGACCGAGATGTACGGCTCTGCTCTGCCTATCTGGGTGATGTTCGGGACAACAACTATCGAGCCGAAGGTCATGTAATCACCCTACTGCTTCTTCTTGAACTTGCCGGACTCGTCGCGGTGAATGAAATCGGGAATGTCGGGGTGATGCTTGATGATGTGATCCATCTTTTCGTGCAGTTCCTTGTTCTCTGCACTGACGTGAGCCTTCAATTCCTCGATGTGCCGAGCCCACCATTTACGGACTCGCGGGACCAAGAGAGACACGAATATCGCGACGACCAGCATCTCTGAGACTGCTTCTGGGCCGTTCCCCTGGTCGCTAGGCCATTCGTAAGTGAACCAGAAGTGATGGAGCCAGTTCATTGATGCCATCCACAACGTCCGCAGCTGTCTCGAAAGATGTTCATTCGCCCGCATTCTGGGCAGGCGTGGCCGGAAACCTTCTGGAAGTTGATGCCGACCTGAGCGAAATCACCGGACTTGACCAGGGTCTTTCCGGTTGCCTCGTCGAGGTGGAAGGTCCCGTCCTTGTTGACGAGGTGTTCTTTCCCCTCATTCAGGGTAAGTCCCTGCATGTGACGATCCGAAGCGAGAACTCTCACGGCTTCCTTTCGAGAAAAGAGGGGCAGGCCGTGCGCCCACCCCTCCTTTCAAGTTTACTGAGTTACTGAATGCCGGTGATGATGCCGTCGAGCACTGGAGCCTCGAAGCAAGCGGTTCCCAGCGTGTACGTCGAAGCGTCACGCGAGAAGCCAATCTCGGGCCAGTTGACGTACATCGTGTCCGCCGCGTTGACGACCTTGAGGGTCGCTGACACGTTGGAGTCAGCCCACGGCACTCGAGTTGAGTGCAGGACTGCCACGCCGTTTGGCATGTAACGGTGAACCTTGAACTGCGCCACCGAACCGGTAGCCGGGTTGGCGATGCTCGCGACAGCCCCACCAAGGGTGGTGCCGTCCTGTCCAGCCGTCAAGTTGACTCGGTAGCTGTTCGACGTTCCGCCAGCCACGACCGCATTCCACAGCTCGGTCGCAACCGCGCCCGTGGTGAGGATGAGGTCAGGGTCAGCGCCCTGGGTCTCGTACAGGCTCGCGAGTCCGGTGTAGAACTCGGTCCCTGGTGAAGTCGTGGAAAGCGCGGCACCGAGGAATGACGAGTAACCGCCGTTGGCCGAGACCTCGGAGATGAGGCCGTCGTAGCCGGCGATGCTTGACGCACTCGCACCGGAGATGAACCCGCCGCCCAGCGTGTAGGCCGGGTTTGACCCGTTGTCCGCTGAACTTGAGGGAACTGTGCCGGTGTAGGAAACGAACTTGGCCGGTGAGATTCCACCATCCAAAGTCGAAGTACCGACGTACCAGGCATTCCCAGCCGCGTTCTCAACGAAGGTCGAGATCGAGACCGTACCAGCAGGGACCGCGCCCGTGAAGGCGAGGTCGATACCGTGACCAGCCGCGAGGTTGATGGAGCTCACGCCCGTAGGAACGATTGCCTTTGAACCGCCAAAACCCGTGTTGAACACCACCAATACGGCAGTCGGGGGGTTGGCAGCGGGCAAGCCCGAGCCGCTCGTGATGGTCGCGGACGCCGTGGCAACTGCCGTGATACCCGAGACGACCAATGAGGTCGAGCGCGACATGAGTAGCGCCTTCTCCTCACCGAGCATGTGGGCGTTCAGCAATGCCAGAGCACTCTCAGCCTGCGGGTCGCTCCATCCCTGGGCCGCGTAGATCAGGCGGAGGGCGACTTCGTCGCTCCAACCCATTTCCACGTACGGCAGGAAGGTTGCGTCACCGGTGTAGGTGATGTTCGGCGGACGGTTCAGGGTCGTTCCGTTCACCGAGACCGTTGAAGAGGTCGAGATGAAGAACGGAGAGACGTTGGTGTTGTAGGCCGAGTTCGTCACCGACAGGATTCGACGGAACTCGAAACCAGGACCGGCCTTCGTCTCGCGTGCAGCCGAGTTGCGAAGCGTCAGGTCCTTCGGGTACAGGTGGATCAACGCAGATTCCAGCGAATACGGGGTAAGACCCGAGTACTGGATGGCGGTGTTCGAGACGGGGTTTGCGAAGTCCCATTCCTTCACCGTGTCAGCCGTGACGCCCTTGGTTGCAAGGGCAGCGATCATCTGCTGTTGACGGGGGTTGATGACGCCGGCACCCGGGACGAACTGATATCCGGCGGCCTTCATCTTTAGGCCGGTCTCGAACATCTCGACGACGGCTGATTTTACGGCTTCGGCCCGGACGGGATCGCCGTCAGCGAGGTCGAGGGCGCGTGAAGTGAAACTCATGCTTTATGCTCCGATCTTGGATGTGAGGGCGTCCACTTTGGACTGCCACTCGGTGACGAGCGGGGTGTAGACCTCGCGCTCTTGTGGAGTGTGAAGGTCGGCCTGAGCGGACTTGTAGGCGTTCAACTGTCTCGTTGCCGCCTCCAATTCAACCTGGACTTCCTGTTGCTCCTGTGATGCACGCAGCGCCCATTCACGGGGTGCGGACATCTTTCTCACCTTCTCCACGACACTCGCAAGGTCAGCGACCTTCTTCACGATGTCCTCTGTGGATGTTGCGATCTCTTCGAGGCCCAGCACCTTGCGCAGTTCTGCGATTGGCGCGGCCTTCTCTTCGTCGGTGGCGTTTTCCGCCTGTGCGGCCTTGATTGTGTCGGCGCTTACGAACATTGTCAGGTCATCTCCTTGTGCGAACGGCGAAGTTGTTTCGCCTCCGAATGCCTCGTGCATCCGCCATGAAAGGAAGCCGTTCAGGGAGTCGAGCAGTACCTGCAAGTCCCACCGCTCGTCTTCACCGTCTGACAGTTCTTCGAGTTCCTGTTGCAAACAGGCGATAATCCCGTCCTCGACTGCCTTCAGCGAGTCGGGGTCGTGCGTCCACTGTCCGGGCTCTGCGCCCTTGTTGACCAGGGACAACGCTACCAAGGCATCAGCGAATGCGGCCTTCTTGGCGACTCCCCACGAATCTGGAAGAAGACTTACGGCGTCGAGCTCCTTGGCCCTGCGGATGATGAGCGCCTTGGTCGCAGCCTTGTCCTTGGCTCGCCCGAAGGCGTCGATGGCGTTCTGAAGGTCGGTCTTGTTTTCGATGGGGAATCCACCTCCGGGTAGTGCGTTGCCTTTCGCGGCAGACGCTTGGCGTTCCTTGTCGGTATAAGCCTTCTTGTACTCGTCAGGCTCAACGCCCTTGTCCACGCAGTCAGGGCAGTCAACGTGACCGTCCTTGATCTTGCCCGAACCCTTGCAGGTCTTGCAGTCCGGGTCACCGGCCTTGGTGGTCAGTTCAGCCCCGTAAATGTCTGTCAGCACTGTCTTTCCAACCTCTCCGTGTTCGTCTGGTCCTGAGTTGAGCCCGGGCAGAATGTCGTTCTTCCCTTGTCCGTCACCGCCGCACTTGTCGCACTCGGTCCAGTTCCCGTCAACGAGGGTCTTTCCGACCCCGCCGCACTCTGAGCAAGGGGGATTGCCGGCAGTAGCAACGTCGCCTATCTCAGCGGCTTTGGCGACCACGAACTTGGCATTGGGGTTGGCGGGTACGTCAACCAAAGACACTTCGATGATCTTTCCGCCGTTGATGATGCCACCGGGTGCAATCGAGAGAGCCTTCTCGGAGCGGTCGTAGCGGGTTCCTTTGATGCCAATGGAGAACCCGCCAAACAGGTCTTCATCGAGCTTCATAATCGTGTCGGTGTCAACAATCTTGGCGGTGATGTCGAACCCATCAGCGCCGGAGCCAGTGAGCGTCTTGGCCTTGCCGACAACGACAGGTTGGTGCATAAGGCGGATATTTCCGTAGTCCTTGAACCAAGCCGTGGCGGCCTTTTCTAGCCATTCGGCGTCGCATCGTTCCTGGTCAAGGTCGAGCGTCGTATCGCTGATGCGACCTGACACGAGGTAGGTGCCATCGTCTTGTTTCGCCTTGCCGGTGAACGCAACGAACTTTGAGCCGTCAACAGGTGTCGTCATATCCAGCAAATCTAGAGAACTTGACGACGCTTTTCGCGCCCGTCACAGCGGCGTCAAGTGGCATCGGGCGATTTCGGTTCCAGCCCCTAGTTCCGTTACGGCTCGTTTCCAGGCTCGGGAATGAAGGGACTCAGGGGCGGCAAGATGCGCAAGCTCGTGGAGTAGGACAGTCGTTGGCTTGCCCCGCGAAGTAAGGACATCTTCTGCCTTAAGTACGCAGACCCAGCCGAA